AATAACTTTAAATGTATTAGTAGCTGTAAATAAAGCATTCCATAGTGCTACTGTCGTTGGGTCTGTTGATGAGATATCAGGAATTGTATTTGGTAATGAATTTGTGTAAGGAGCAACAGTATCTAATACTACTTGTCCTTTTCTTACAAAATAAAAACGCTGAATCTGTCCTATATTCTCAGGACAAGTACTGCTTGGTATCGCATTTAGACTTTCTGGAAGTGGGCAGCAGTCTAATAAGAATGGTCTTGCATTTTGCAAAAACCTAAAATTTTTCCATTCTGACATTTTCTATAAATTAAAATGTTATTGTGTCTGTTAAAGTGGCTAACACTACACCACTTGAATCTTTAAATACATATTCCAAGTCATATCCAAAACCTGATGGATTACTTGCAAAATCTACCCAAAGATGAGATAGTGTATGCTTCCCTGATACACATCCTAAAGAGTTTAATGTTACTGGATTTGTAACTAATGCAGGACTACCTCCACCTGCTGTAAAAGTAAGAACTACCTCGTAAACATCACAAGTAACATTCGGCTCAAGTTGTGCTTGTGCTTCTTTCTCAAAGGTAGTAGAACCTACTCTATCATTAAAAACTTTTGTAAAGTTTGGAGCAGTAACTGCATCAGTACCACAACATAAAATACTCCCTGATGGCTGTAAATATGCTCTAATTACATTCAAGACAGTTATCTCAGAAGCAGTTAAAGAACTGGTATCTAAGTCTAAGCTATATATCTCATTTAGTAACTGATTAAATGCTGCATTTGAAAACGCTTGAGTTTGGCTCGTTTCAAGCTGTGTCCTTGCAGCAGTAATAGTAAACGGAGATACAAGAGTAAAATGTCTTAGAGTCTGCAATAGCATTGCACTATACGACTGCAAACCCTCTGCATATTGTCCTGAATTTAGAATATAAGCCATATATCGTTATTTATACCTCGTAAGATACAAAATTATTTTTATACTTTCTTAAACCTTGTTCTGCATATCTGAAAGCATCCCAGATATGATTATCTTTGTCTACTGGTTTATTAATAGTCTTACCATCGCTCTTGTCTGTCTTCCATACGTAATTACGTTGTTCTTGTTTCCAAAGTTCATTATTAACTATAAATAATTTACCATAAGATTTCAACTGGTTAATACCAAACTTAATAGAATCAGCTCCTTTTTTTACTCCTTTTACTCTCCATCCTAAGTTACGAAGCTCCTTAATACTTTTAGGCTCTGCACTATCTGCCATAATTAAATCTCCTTGCTGTAATCCTTTTTTCAAACCAACCTCTTTAAATACATCTCCTATATCTGGATTAGTAAGACCAGTCTCATAGTGTAGCAGCTTTCCATATATTGAACCTTGACTAAGTACAATTTTGACTATGGTAGTAGGGTCATTACTGTAACCAAAATCTACACCAATGCAGGAGCGTTTAATGTTATCGGTAGGTAATTCTTTTATCCATTCTACATTATCAAATATAACTCCTTGTAGCTCTCCAGTAAGTCCAAGACCATAAACCCTCCACTTATTCTTATCTATGTCTTGTAGTGCCTCTATTTTACGTTTTATGCTATCTTTTAGGAATGGATTATGCTTATAATTAGATATAAATAGCTGCACATTATCCTGCCCTATTAGCTTATCATGCACCCAGAATGGAGCAGTAGGATTATAGTCTATGAATGTCTGCTTAGATGTTCTTATTTGTAACTGGTCATATACAGAATATCCTATTCCGTTTGCTTCATTCATAAATAAATAATCTCTTTTTCCAGACTTAGCATCTTGCTCATTCTCGTAACTCTTAAATTCAATCTTAGAACCATTAGTCAGGGTATAAGTTCTGTCTGATATATTCCTCTGCTTTATTAGGCTATTAAAAAACTCAGAGGATGAGAGGATAGTATCAAAATCTCTTATTGCTCCTACTTTTAAATTAGGTATATCCTGACCTACTACTGTTATTATCTGGTTAGGCTTTTCTGTACCTTTTATAAGTAGCACTTGCAGGATAGAGTAAGTCTTACCTGAAGAAGTACCTCCTTGATTTACTACTATGCTTTTTTGTGCAGCATAATTTAATTTAAATATCGGACTTATTGCAAAAGGATTCTTGAGCTTCGGCTTCACTTGTTGGTAGTTTAATATCAGGAGTATCAAAATGCACTTCTACAAGCTGACCTATATTCTCCTGAGTTATCTCTTTTTTATCTGATTGATTTAATCTGTTTTTACCTAACCAAATTAACATTCCTCTATCTCCATTCATAGCAAGGTCATACTGCTTCGCAAGTAATAAATTATTACCTTTTTCCCTTTTTGTCTGTAAATAGTCCGAAAAAACAGAATTATTATCCCTTTTACAAGCAGTTACAAGTGTATCATAGTGGATGCCTAAAGCTGCTGCAATTTGTTTGCCATTAGCTCCTGCCATTGCCATTGATTCAACCTTGCTCCAGTTAACTTCTATTTTCTTTCTGCCCATATTAATAATTAGATTTGTTTAGGCTCATAAATATTACCATTTATTTTAACGACCAATGAAGAATCAAGTTGTGTCATCCTATCAATTATTACTTGACAATATTTTGGGTCTAACTCCATACCATAACATCTGCGATTCAATTGATGCGATGCAACCATTGTACTTCCACTACCTAAAAAAGCATCATAAATATTTTTCTTATTTGGATTATCATTAAAGGCTAATGAAATCAATGAAATTGGTTTCATGGTTGGGTGCAATGTATTTCTTTCTCTTTTAATTTCCCATATATCACCACGTAATGTTTTTTGACCTCCAAACTTTCCATGATACAATATAATCTCATGTTGTTTGTAATATTTATCTAAATGTTGTGCAGGATTTACTTTATTCCAAACTATAAAAGATTTTACAGGTTTAGAAAGTTCATCCATAGCCTTTTTAAAAAGGTGGGAATATTGCCACGAACAGCATACATAAAATGTATCACAGTTAATATTTAATGAGTCATATAAAAACTGTTTAAAATGTTCATCAGGCATCTTATCGTTCTTAATTTTATCCCTTTTGTCTTTAACTCCTTGATAGTCTATATTGTATGGAGGGTCAGTAAAAACCATGTCAGCCTTTTCCCCATTCATCAGCTTTGCCACTTGGTCAGAATCAGTACTATCTCCACATAATAAACGATGCTCTCCAATTTCAATCAAATCTCCCAAAACTACATCAATTTCTATTTCTTCTGGAGGTTCATAATTATCCTCTTCTGCTTCAAGCTCATCTGTGCTTTTCCATTCTTCAACATAATCAAGACCCCATTCTACTAATTTATCAGTATCCCATTCATTTGATAAAATATCCCATTCCCATTCTCCAAAACCTATATTATCTTTAATAATAAATTCACGTTTCTCTTCCTCTGTAAGGTCTTTTGCTCGTTTAATCCAACTTTCAGGAACTTTGCTATATCCAAGCTCTTTAAGTGCCTTAAAACGCATATTTCCACCAAGAATAATATTATCCTCATCAACTACAATAGGTCTTAGTGGCATCATTTTTTCTCCAAAAGTTTCAAGGCTGTTTACCAGTTTGTAAAACTTTTCATCTTTTATAAGTCTTGGATTGTCTGGATTAGGTTTGATTGTAGAAAGTTTAATCATCTTTTTTCAAATTTTTTGTTATGTAAATATATTAAATTATTTAATTGTTGCATTTTCCCTAACTCATACTTTAACGGATATTTATACTTATATGTTAGCTGTTCAAAATTAAGATAACATTCAATACTCCAAAGATACTGATGTATATCTTCAAAATCATCAACCAGTAAGAAGTCAGCTAAGTCTTCAGGCATATATTCCAAGTCTTTTAGTATTTGCTTTTGTTGCATCGTGTACTTCTTCCACCACTTACAGCCAATAGCTTTTTTTACTTTCCAAGACAGCTTATAGAGCTTTTTGTAATGCTGAAATATTAGCTTTCTTTCATGTTCTATTAATGCTCTTTCGTATTTTTTCATATTACAAAGATAAACATTTTCCTTTATAAGACCTACCTATGATTAAACCCTCAATGCTTTTAGTTGTAATAACAGACCTATATTCATTCATAAAGATATAAACTCCAGAGAATCCAAACTCATCAATCTGGTTAAGTAATTCATCTGTTGAAAATATCTCTCTACTATCTTTAGTGTCTGTTATTCTATTAAAAAAATCATCATAGTCTAAACCAAGCTCAGTAGAATAGCAGTAGTATTTACCAAGCTCATTTGGCTTATATACATATCTTGTCTGTTCTAATACAAAAGGGTCATGAAAAGGCTCATCTACTATAATCTTATATGTATATCCATTATCATCTTCATTCTCCATTTCAAGGTCGCATTGAGCATCAAAAAACTCTTGAAAAAGTATAGTATATCTTGGTATTTTAATCTGATTTCCGAGTTTTATCTTCTGTCTGGAGTTGATGTATAGTAACATTATTCTTATTTTATTGACTGCTTTACTACTAAATTAAAGCAATTTTATTATATTTTTGTTACATCACATGACTATAAAAAAAGTAAAAATGGAAAAGTTTGGTATTGAAAACGTGAAAGCTCTTGTATTATGGTCTGTTGAATTAACTCAGCAGATTTATGAGAAGATTGACAATGATAAGAAGCTTGACTTCTTTGAAGCATTGAGTATTATTCCAAAGGCTTTAGAGCTTAGTAAGATTATTAAAAACGCTCCTATGCTCAAGGAAGAGTGGCAGGATATGAGCGAAGCTGAAAGGATAGAGATTAATAAGGCAGTAGCAGAGAAGTTTGATTTAAAGGAGGATGAGATAGAGCTACAAGTAGAAGAGAGTATAGACTTGGTTATTAAGAATGTCAAGTATATAACAGATACGATAAGTAGATTTAAAAAGTAGTGTTTAGATTGATAGCAAAAAAGAACCTCCCAGTAATGAGAGGTTTTTTTTATTTGGTGATATTTATTATCGTTTTTTTGATGAGCTAAAAAGTAAGCTAAAAAGTAAGCCTCCTAAAAATGATAAGTTTTTATTTTACTTATTTAATTTTATTAAGACTTTCAAATAGGCTTTTTTTAATAATAGATACCTTTGATAAGATAGCGAATGGCTTTTATAATTGTTAGTTAAACCAAGTTCTACAAGCTCTTTTATTGTTTGTTTATTCGTGTTTAAATTAATTTTCATTATCGTTTTTTTTAATGTTTATTATTGTTCCTTTGTTATAACAAATATAAAACACTTTTCTATAAAAACAAAATTTTTAAACAATTTTATTAAAATAATTTGTTACTCTTTTTGATATTTTTTGATAACCTCCGTTGATATGTTCTATTGCTGTATTATTTTCAACTAAAACAAACCCTGATTCAATCAAATTTAAAACTTTTTTAATGTCTTTAGTTTGTTCAACCTTAAAATTTGTTTCTTTTCTTCTTCCTCTTGCTTTTCCTAATCCTTTCATAATGTATATTTAAAATGTCTATTGTTTCTTTGTTATATGTAAATATAAGATATTAAAAAATAGAAACAAAATTTTTAAACAAGTTTTTTAAAATTATTCCAAACTTTTTAAAACTATCAGCTTTGAATATTCATTCAAAAACATAGCATCAAGGTCTATATTACTCTTTTCATCATACAATAGTTTTAATTGTCTTCTGATGTTAATCTTATCTATTGTCTTAGTCTTTGGAGCTGCTAACTTTTTAGAAAGCATTTTTTTAACATTAGATTTAGCTTCATCATAAATCAAGTTTTTATTCCTTTGATTAAAATCTATAATACCCTGCTCTACTAATATCTTAGCCCAGTATGCAGGAATGTTATCAGGGATATTACCAGATTCTTGTATCTGCTTGTACTGGTCTATCACATAACTACGAGTTTCAGCATTTAGCTTTTCTATCTTCTCCTTATCCTGCTCTTGTTTTAGCTTCTGCTGCTCTTTCTTTTCTGCTTCCTCTATTTGTACTATGATTTTACTTCTTAGCCTCTGATAGGCTTTTAAGACCTTACCAAGTATATTTACATTAAATTTCCCAAAGTATGTTTCTATGTTAATATCAAATTTACCTGATGCAGCAATTTTAAAAGCCTGCTCTATCTCTTTCATGTTAAGACCACTATGAAACTCAAGAATAAAATCTGCACAGCTTTTAATTATGTTCTTGTCTATCTCATTTAGCTTAGTTCCAAAGTTAGCACCAGTATAAGTATTGGCGATGATAACCAGAGCTATATTCAATGTTCTATACTGCTCTTTTATTTTTTGTTCGTCATTTGACTTTAATACATCTCTGAGGCTACTGCTCCTCAAATTCAATATCGATTGTATCAGAGAGTTTTGAACCTGCATCTTGGTTGATATCTCCATCAATGAAGTCTGCAATCTGTTCGTAGATATTTCTGTCAGTTTGTTGTTTTTCATAATCGTCTTTTTTTAACCATTTTACACTTGTTCCTTGGTAACCATTTTCTATACTCAGGTTTATTGATTCAATAACTTTCTGCTCTCCATGCTCAGCTACTTCTTTTTTTAATGAGTTTATTTTTTGCTGTATACTCCTATCACTTTTAAAAGGTTTTTTTATCTCAGCTCTGTATAGCATAAACTCATTTATTTTTTCAATTAAGTTAGCAGATAAATTACCAAAATCAAACTCTTTCTTTTTTTGGTTTACTTTTTTTCTAATAGTATTCTTACTATTCTTTATATTCTTTATTTCTTTAGTTGTTGTGGTTTGTTTGTGTTTTGATTGTGTTTTGTTTGTTGTTTGTTTGTTATTTTGCTTGTGGTTTTCTGTATCAATATCTTGGTAAGTATCGAATTTTACAATACTTATAAGAGTATTTTTGTTTGTGGTTTTGATTGTTATTTCTTTAGTCTTCTTGAGCTTGGATAAACTCAATCTAATTTTGTTAATACTTAGACCTAATTCTATGGATAAATGGCTTGTACTGGTTACAAATTGACCTCTTTTTATAGTCATTCCTTTCCAGTTTTTATCCTTGTAATTCGCTTTTAAGAGGCAATGAATGAATACTCTGAAAGTGTTATTATCAGAGTACCATTCCCAATCTAAAAGTTGCCTATGTAGCTTAATAAATCCGTTCATAATCGTTACAAATATTATTTTAATCTTTAAGAATACAAAATTTTTGTCCAACTTTTACCACTACCTCCTGATTAACCTCCTCTAATATCTTTCTTAGTTTTTTAAGTGTAAGAGTGTTATTAGTCAAATCATAATGTAAGTTAATACCTCTCTGTCTAAACTCGGCAGGAGTGATTTTAGAGGCTGATATGATATGTAAAATTAGAGAGGCTGCATCTATATACTCATACTCATAATTAAATAATAAAAGTATAAAAGGCTTATGATGTACCTTGTGGATGTTGTAAACTAAATCCAGTTTTGAGCTTGGTCTTTTATAGGTTACATCAAAGCTCTGCTGAGATATACCAATCCTGGCAGCTACCTCTTTTTTAGGCATAGTAACAATTCTATCTATGTACTCTCTTTTTGTAATTACTTCAAACATCTTTTTTCTAATTTTTGTGTATTAATAATATTTTTTAATTTTTGAGCGTAGCACATTTCAGTCATACATGAAGTTGCATAAACTTGACCTCCTGCTTTTCTATACTCTCTACTTCCAGATGCAGTCATAGAACCACAAAGAGCTTCAAGCCATTTATCAAGTGTAGGAGTGCCTTTAATACGCTTTCTATACTTACCCATCAGTATCTTGCTATGATGCCTAATAGATGACCATTTAGAGCGATAGATAGTAAATTTATCATCTACCTTGTCATCAGAGGCTACTACATATAGCTTAGCATCTGCTTTACTACCTTTAAATTTATGACCAAATAGATTATTAACCTTTGCCAGTCTTGACTGTCCAAAACCAGATTCAAGGATAGCTTGAGCGACTATAAGAGCAGGAGGAATATCTGCATAAACTTTGCACTCTTCTACTGCTGCCTTAATCATAAACTCTACAAACTCCTCCTTAGATAAATCTACTGCCTTTTTAACCTGCTTCTTAACTGGTTTGCTTACCTCCTTAACTGGCTCATTATAGCTCTTGCTCTCTTGCTTGGTAGGCTTATAATAAATAGCAGGTAGTTTAATGTTAAATGTATCAGGATGCTCTATAACTGTCTGCTCTTGCTCTTGTAAATTTGTATCATGGTTTTTAGCTATCAGCAGAGATACATAAAGCATAATTAAAAAAATGTAGGTTTGAGGATGCTGCATAAATTTGTACTTGATGTACTTAGTAGTCTTTTTCATAATCGAAATTAGTTTTAATGTCTGTATAAAATTGTGGAAGTTTTGTGATGGTGTAATAGAACTCTACTGCCTTATAATATACAGTATAAGTTCTATGATTAGTTACACCAGTAGGTATATATGTCCATATAATAGTAAATGAATCCATTAGTATTCTGCATTTTTTTCTATCTCAATAATAACCTTATCAAGGTACTCACTATTATTTTCTTTAAGCCATTGTAGTATATCAATAGACTCTAAAAAAGCTTGTTCTTCTGGAGTTAGCTCATAGTCATTATTCTCTAAAACCGTAATTTTTTCAGGTATTGCATTATAGTAAATATTGTCATAATACTTAGTGCTACCATATTCATACCATCCAATCCCACTCTCTTCTATTGTAAATTCTATCTCAACATCTACACCTATGATAAAATCATCAGTAATAACAATTTCTAAATCAGTAATGTATTCCATAATCGTTTTTTTTTAATGTTTAATAATTCTTTGTTGGCACTAAGATATAATATTACTTTTTAAAAAACAAACTTTTTAAACATAATTTATAAATCTGTTATAATAATCTCTACTCTCTGCTCTTTAATTTTACTCTTAATTTGTTTAGGTAAGAACTGTATTATTATGCTTGGCTTATCATCTATAATAACTCCTGCTGCTACTAAGCTATCTCCTATATGTTTAAAACTGGCTGCAAAGTTATCCCAGTCCATAAAGCGAGATTTATAACCTATATAATCTATTCTTACCTTTCCTTTGTGTTTGTTTCTTGTCTGAGATTCGATAAGCAATTTATACTTCTCTTTCTTTCTTTTAGCTGTATGAAAATGCTCTCTTATAAGTCCATGTTTACCATTAAGACCATGAACAATACCCTCTATTATTATTTTAGTTTGCATTTTTTTGTTCAATAATTTTGTTTTTAAATATTTTATTATATATTTGTTATAACAAAGAAACAATACTTTTACATTTTAAAACAAGATTATGACTTACTCAACTACACAAAATTTAAATAATAAATCTAAAAAAAACCTATTACTTAAAATTGGAGATAAAATAGGAAATACAGATTTTACTATAAAAAAAATAGTGAAGTCAATAGTTAATTTTTATACAGAAGATGGTAGAAAAAGACGTTTAAGAACTGTTTTTTATTTTATATCTAACTCAAACGGTCAAGAAAGAGTTTTAAATTGGAAAGGCAAAAATATTAACGATTCAGAAATGTATCATCCCACTTTTAGTAATCATAAATATAAAACTTGGGAAATGATTAATATTGATTCAGTAGTATCAGAATAAACATAGGGAGCTTCCCCTCTTTTTTTTAACTTTATTTTACGATTATGAACTATAAACAAATCTTTGACGAGATAATAGATAGAACTCGTCAGCTTGAAGAAATTACAGAGCTTATCAATTCCTTTGCAGGTCATGCTAAGCTAAAAGCAGAGAGCATTCAAGCTCTTAAAGGTAACTTTCCAGACCTTGAACAAAAGTATAATTACGAGCTAACAATGGCACTAAAAGCCTACCATAGACTTGTGAACTATCACAACAAAAAAATACAAGCTATACTTGAATTGTCTAACCAACTAAAATGTATTTAAGATGATTCGTAGTAAAGATATATTCCTGCAAGAGCAGGAAGCAGAATTTAATTATATTACAAAACAACAAAAACAGAGAACGGTTATGAACAAGAAAGACCAACTTAATGCACTATATCAGGAGTGTAATTTGACTAAAGAAGATGTATACAAGCATCAGCATTATATTATCATCACGAGAACTGGCATCGAAAAAATACAGTTTGCTAAAGGTATAAATGTATCTTTTCTGCCTATCGAAGTACAGAGAGATTTCTGCGTTATCAAAGCCATAGGAGAGCTTGATGGAGAGGTAATAGAAACTTTTGGCTCAGCAGCGAAAGAAACAAGCCATAATAAGTATTATATGGAGATGGCAGAGAAGAGAGCTTTATCCAGAGTAGTATTAAAACTCACTAAGGCTTATTCTCTTGGTGTATTTGGAGAAGAAGAAGCAGATGCTTTTAAGCAAACTGTTCAAAGCCAAAAAGAAGAGGATGCAAGAACTAACCTCAAAAAACTGGCTAAAAAATGAGAATAACCTACGACATACAACAAGGTACAGATAAGTGGTTTTCACTCCGTTTAGGAGTGTTTACCTCTTCTCAAATAGCTAACCTAATGACAGAGCCACGTAGCAAGAAAGATAAAGAAGCAGGTCTATTATCTCAGACTGCTATCAGCTACATAGAAGCAAAAGCAGTAGAGGTTATTTATGGCTATCAAGATTCATTTACTAATGCAGCTATGACTTGGGGAAACGATAACGAAGAGAATGCTAAAG